CTCCTGTCTTCTTTCTTTTCTTTTTACCTCTTGAGTAATTCTTCCCTTCATTATTTCTTTCATTTGATTTCTTTTTTTAAACGTTCAACGTAAAGAGTCGCATCCATCAGCTCCTCCTGTAAGTGTGTAAGCCAATCTAATGGACTTAAGTCCGTTCTGTCAAGTGTGGTATTGTATTTTTTGATTCCAGATGTCGATCTTTCTTTGAATGATTCTATTACTGAATGTACAATACTATCTTGGCCATGGCTAAAGCTTGATTCCCATTTCATATAATTAAATTTTAGATTTTAAAAAAAGGTAGGCTACCCCATAAAGTACCTACCCAGAGTTTTTTCCAATTATGGTTGGTTAACCTCAGAAACTCTAACTGAACCTATGACTTTTCGTTTAAGTCCATCCACATTCCTATGTGTACTGGCATTAAAATCCAACCCGTAATAATAGATAAGACTAAAAGCATAAAGAACTCAAATAAACTTGCTTGGTTTTTAAACGACACACCCATTGTATACATCCCTGAAAACAAAAGGTAAAATACTAGCCACTCCATTAGAATGGTAGGTCCTCCTCGACCTTTTCTTCAGTTGCTGGTGCAGTCTCTTGTGTGGTCTCAATTCTCCAAGCCTCAAGTGTGTTGAAGTACTTCACATCACCTGTCGGACTCGTCCACTCTCTACCACGCAAATTAAATGACACCTCGACAGACATTCCCTCCTTCAAATTGGTTAGCTCGTCACACTTGTCTTGCATAACTTGAAATGAAATTTGTTGTGGGTACATGTCATCAACAGATGTTAGTACGAAATCACGCTTGCGAAACTTGTCATTGATAACATTCGTCTCGCCAATCATCTTAATTGTTCCTTTAATTTTAAACATTTTTGTTTTTTAATAAATTAGAATAAAAAATTGCATACTTCTCGGCAGTAGCTAGCCGTTTGTCCATCTTGACAATATCTTTATCTGTAAGTTCAACGCTAAACACAGTGGCCCTCAAGTTGTCGTCTAGGTGCTCCATGTAGTGTAGGCTGTCGTCCTCATAATCAGGTTTTAACTCCTCAGGTGTAGTGGTAAGAATAAATGCTACCTCGCCATGTCTCCAGTCATCTCCCGTCATCTTAGTCATGATGTATAGGTAGTGTTTTACCTGCCACTCATAGTTTGGGTCGTATGCCTGCTCAATAGTCTTGGGAAAAGTCTTTTTTGACCAAGAGGACTTTATGTCGATTATCTTCTTATTCTCACAATCAACAATGTCAGGATGACCAACCGATATACCATGTGATATGTGGTAGAACTTGTCAAACTCAGCTTGTTTGTGGTAGTTAGTAAAGAAAATCCTATTGTATATGTCAATAGACTCCTGCTCAACGTCCCATCCCTTCTGAGTCTTAGGGTTTGAAAATGATTCAGTGTACCCGTAGTACTCCCTATTGATGTACTCCTCGATAAGAGTCTTAGCACCCTTGCTTAGTTCAACCTCTCCTGCTTTTTGTTGCAGTTGGTCACGCTTAATTGCTTGAGCACTAGTAAGTTTAATCTTTGATAGCAGTTCGTCAAGTTGGGATTGCTGTATGTCAGTCAACCCATCGTCCCCCATAAATAACGGGGAGCACGATGATGATCTAATCTTCATTTGTAAACATTTTAATTTGATCAGCCGTCAGTGTGTACTGCTTCTGAATCTTATCGATGGTAGTACGCCCCGACTTCACAGACTCAATAGCTACGGGTAGCTTCTCGTCAGGTAGTGATGGTAGCTCCTTTTTTGGTAGTGGTCGTGTGCTGAATCTCAGTGCGTCAACCATGCCTTGAGGACTCTTTACCTTTTCGACAGACAATACTATCTGCTTGGAGGTGTAGTCGTCAGGGTTGAATGAATTGAAGAATGTCTCCAACCTCTTGAAATTCGTTCTGTTAGAGACCATGCTCTTCTCAAATTCCTTAAGCTTGATGAACACCTTGTCCTCCTTGCCCATCTCACCAAACATTACGTCTTGGTATATCCTCTCAATTGTTACGATAGTGGGCTCGTACTTCCCGTTGACTTCTAAGTCCCAACTTCCTAGGTACTTGTTGTCCTTCATTAAATTTCTCCAGTGTGACATATTTGATTTTTTTTTTTACAAAGTTGATAATAATTTATTGAATTCTAAGCGAAAATCTACATTTTTTTTCAACAATTCCTCTCTCTTCCTTAAGATAATGTCTATCTGAGTAGTGTTATTGTCTAAAATTGCATGTCTC